GAGTAAGGAGTTGCACGACGACCATCAATGAATTGTGTGTATGGAATTAAATCCCAAACCGTTGCATGAACCAACTCAGCCTCTTTGGCTGAGATTGTGCCTTTGTTGGCCTTGTTAAGAATACCATTACCTGTCTGGCGATCCAGAATATTACCATCTTTCATCACAAGTAATTCACCATCAAACACACAATCAACATCACCAGCCATTTTGATAAACTCTTCTTCAAGATTGCCAAGCAGCTGAATCTCTTTGCCATTGCGGCTACGGAACTCACACTTACCTTCTTGCACAATGGCATTGAATCGCATGCCATCCATTTTTAGTTGGACATAGGCAGGCCATTTAATTTTATTAATGAGTTTTTCTTCGTATTGACTACACAGCATACAAGGATAGTCCATGACCAGATTAGGCCAGACTTTGTTTGCTGTCGATGTGGATACACCACACTTCAAATCTTTTTCAATGATTCGTTCAATAACCTTTGCATCATCAGCAGACAATAAAGAAAGAGTTTCGGTCAGGTGAGCAATAGCGGCATTGCCGGTGACCATACGACTAGCCAAAGGAAATAGGCGATTCAGACCATGTTCAAGTTGTATTGTAACTTGGCCTGTAGTGTATGCTGGGATTTTTCTTTGATAGAATTGAGTCATTGGATCAAGAGCCAATCGAACCACTTCTTTTAGAGTTGCATTATCGGCATTGCGCTCGAGCAATTCAATTTTATAGTTACGGCCTGCATCACGGGCAAGTTCATTTAGAAAATGATAGATATTCATATGAATCCATTATAAAGAATACAACCATTATATCACAACGGGAATGGTTTGTCAAGGCCTATTTTGTGTTTGCCCAAGACCAGTTCAATAGTAGTTTAGTTAATTGCCGAACAATATAGTTGGGTTTCTTTATTTGATATGCCCGAATACCTTCGGTAATTTGCCAATATCCAACAGAGTTGCCTGATTGTTGTAGGTGAATATTGGTCGTAGTAAAACCACCAGTAATGCAACCAAAACCATTTGTTGACGTTACACTGGCTTTTGCACTTTGTTCATACTTTTGCTTCTGATATTCTAAACAAGGAATGAAATCTAGGTCAAGTGGTATTTGTTCCGTTAAAAGCCAGAAAAATTCAAGTTCAAGCTGTTTCATAGTTCATTTATCTCTCGTAATATACCATTTTTAAAATATGCGGAATATTCTAGCCATTCATCTTTACCTAATAATGGCCTATAAAATTTAATCTCACCAATAAATTTATCACAATGAACCCACCGATGATTAAAATCGTGCATGTGCCCACCTAAGAATCCACCATCTTCGATCCATTCACTATCATATTCTTCGTGCCACAAAAACCAGTGGCCAGAATCTTGATCTTGCTCTATCTTGTAATTATCTAGGCCTTGTGAAGGTGTATATTTACTTTGATACTTATCGCCTTTGTAATGTATATAATCAAACATTCCCATACAAATATTCCTTATATAAAAAGTCACCAACATCATAGGCTTCAATTTCCCAAGGTTGGTCAAAATATGGTATTTTATCCGCATCAACAGGTTGGCCATGCCAAAGGGTCATTTGACCGTTCAATTCTTTTTTAGCATATTGTTTCACATGAACCATTTCGTGAGCAATAGTTTTCAATCGCTCGGTCTCATCTAAACCCCTTTGAATTTCTACTACAAAACTTCTAGGAATGCCCCGAAGATTGTATTCCTCAATATCGGTTAATCCAAAATGGGCAACATTTTTTCGATAAACTATGGTTATCTCAATATGTCTTTTTAGCTGAGGAGAAAATAAAAGATTGGCAAATATGTCAATTGCCTTTAAATCTTTCTTGGTGATTTTGCCTTTGATAATCATTATATAATGGTATCAGGTGTTTGATTGCCTGTCAAGGCTTATTCAGGCAAATCTTTTTCGTTGTATTCTAGAGCAGGATCAACGTTAATTATAAAATTGATGAAATCGACTGCAAGATTTTCATCATCAAAATACCTGATGATTGTTTGTGTTGTATATTGAGAAACAAATATCAATAGAACACTATCGTAATGAGTGGAGAATTTGATCCACCACCCATTTCGTTTTACAGGATGCCAAGAATTTACAAGATTTGCAAATTTGATTGAATTATCCGAAATTGATTTTTTTTCCATACAACTATGTATGATTTTAAATATTTACAATTTACTTTGGAACTTTGAGATTTTCCGAAACTTGTTTCTGAATTACTTCGGATGATTTGAAGATTTGTTTGACGAAAGCCGTTTGTGTGTCAACAAAATCGTTTAATGCACTTTTTACTTGGTGGTCAGTGATAAACGATTGAACAAATAACTTTTTGCCTGATTGTACTGAATCGATAAAATAATTAACTGCGAACATACTAATCTCCTTTAGACGATTATTCCATGAATGAACCGTTACGTTTTGCCATCTCTAGACGAGCTTTGGCATACTGCTCGGACAAATCTTGGATTTTTTTAAAAACTGTTTTGATGAATGATAACATGGTAGTTTCCCTTTCGTGACTCATTTAAGGTTTAAATGAATTACTTTTTTGCAAATTATCTTTCGCAGGAACTACTCTTAGATTATTTTCAACATGAAGGCCGCAAACATCTTTATGTCTTAATGGAACTATATGGTCAACATGGTAAACTTCACCCGTAATTTCTGATAACCTTTTAGCTTCACCATACAATTCTTTGATTTTAAATTTGTTGGCCCATTTTGGAGTAACTCTAGATTTGACATCAAGTCCAAAACTAGAATTTCTCCAATCTGATATATCTGTTGGAAATTGTCCTAACTCGTCCTTTGTTGAATCATTTACAGGCATAGAAGTTTTTGAATATAATCCTATTTGCCTAGTTTTTGCAACATTTCTAGGTAAAATAGGACCAATGAATTGGTTGATAAATTTTCTATATTCTTTTGAACTCATTATGCCAAGTAATTCTTTTATATTAGTATAAACACTAATATATACTACCATATATATGTTTATTTATGTTGCAGTGCGAGGCGGATTAGGTATTTCCCAAAGTTTTTTTGATATGTGCCTTGGTAACTCGGACTTGAATCCAATCATTATAAAATTGATCCGACTCCAATACTCTCCGGTCTATCTGTTCCCGCAATTCAAGGTAAGAACATTCTGACCTACTTTTACACAGATAAAGTATCTCTCTGGAGAAATTGTGTTCTCCCAGCGATTGTACATCTTCAATGAGTTGTTTGTTACTACCCCAATAGGTTAACCAATCGCTTGGTTTTCTGACTTTTTTTCTTTTGCCTTTAACTGTTTTATAACCAGCCTTCGAGAATAGTTTCTTCCCAATGTATTGTTTGTTATTGGCGAGATTTTTGATTAGATAGACATAACCATAAGATTCGCCGATATCATCTTCGGTGAATTCTTTACCCTTGTAAAACCACATCAATCTTCCTCATCATCGTCACATCTGTCCATCTCTAATATGTAAGAAGAACAAAATGGACAATGAAGAGGATCACTCTCACAAATTTCTTCATTGTATTTAATTGTAAATTCGGAACTACAGTCGTCACAGGAATGGTGTATAGTAGCCATATTTCTCCTTTGTGTTAAGTTATACTCAATATCAGGTATATATCACAAAAGAAAACCGCCCTAAGGCGGTTTATTTACTTTTTTAGTTTAACTCCAAATTTTACCCCAGTCTCCTGTCAATGATCCTTTTGAATAAGCGGTTGCACGTTGTTCAAAGAAGTTAGCATGTTCTGGAGCGTTGAGAATTTCTTCAACCCAAGGCAGAGGATTATTTTTAACTTTAAATATACCTTTCATGCCGAGGCCAATCAGGCGCCGATCAGCAATATAACGAATATAACGCTTTACATCTTCAATCGTTAATCCTTCAACACCACCAGTTTCGAAAGCCAGATCAATAAACTTATCTTCGAGCTCAACCATCTTTTCAGCAATAGTGTATAACTGTTTCTTTAAGTCATCATTCCAAATATCACGGTGTTCTTTGAGAAATTCTTTAAACAACCATGTCATTCCATCAACGTGGACAGACTCATCCTTAATTGACCAAGCAATAATCTGACCCATACCATTCATCTTATTGAATCGTGTGAAGTTCAATAACATAATGAAAGAAGAAAACAACTGCATACCTTCCGTGAAAGCAGAGAACGCTGCAATCTGTTGCACAATCATGGTATTATCTGTACCCATGAATTCTTCGATGAAGTCGTGTTTCTCTTTCATGGCCTCATATTCCATGAACGCTCTGTAAGTACCTTCAGGCATACCAAGTGTGTCAATCAAATGGCTGTATGCTTGAATATGGATGGCTTCACGAGCAGCAAAGCTTAACAACATCATACGAATCTCTGGCTTTGGAAACAAAGGAATATACTTGTTAGCATATGCACCGGCCACGTCAACATCAGATTGAGTAAACAAACGGAAGATTTGAGTGAGAAAGTGTTTCTCTTGTTTCGTTAGCTTATTCTTCCAATCAAGTACATCTTGATGCATTGGTACTTCATCAACAAGCCAGTGCATTTTCTCATGCATCTCATAAAACTTATACGCTTCAGGATATTCAAACGGCTTGTAGTAGTTTCTTGGTTCAAACAACGATTTTTGTTTTTTTTGTATCATAGATTTTTCTCTTTTAACCTTCGCAGGCCGCACAAATTGGTTCATCAGACTTTAACATATCTTTCATATCTTCAATACGTTCCCGTTCCACTTTCTTACCTACTTTATCAGCCTTACGCATATTATCTGAACGACAGTAATATAAACTTTTTAATCCGCCTTTCCATGCCATGAGGTGTACAAGGTGTAAATATTCCACGTTTGAAGTTGGACCAAAAAACAAGTTCAACGATTGAGCCTGACAAATATGTGGTTGTCTATCGATGGCATGTTGAATAACCCAAGTCTGATCAATTTCCATCGAGGTCTTGAACACATCTTTTTCGTATTCTTCAAGGCAGTCGAGTGTTGAAACTGAACCTTCATTAGCAATAATGTCCCGCCACACTTCTGGCGTATTGACGCCTTTCTTCTCTAATAGAATTTCTAAATGTTTGTTTTTATGTACTTGAGTACCATTAACACCTTTCTCAAGGTAAACATTGGCACGATAAGGTTCAATAGAGGGTGAAGTATTTAAGATAATTGAGCTTGATGCGTTTGGTGCCACCGCAAATAAATGTGAATTACGAACCGGTGTATTAGACCCAATCGAATCTGGGCAAGCACCTCGTTCTTTAGCCAATTCAATAGTTTTCTGTTTGGCTTCTTTATTAAGTTTTTCCCAAATCTTTTTGTTCAATCCAACTGCCATGGGAGATTCAAAAGGAACACCCTTGCTCTGTAATAAAGCATGCCATCCCAACATACCTATACCAATTGATCTCTCTTGTTCAGCAGACCAAACTGCTCGAGCAATCTCAGGAAAATCTTTGCCTTTTTCACAGAAAACGTTTATAACATTATCGAGCATTTCAACAATATCAGCAACAAATTGTTTATCGTTTTTCCAGTCTTCGTATTTCTCAGCGTTGATAGACGATAAACAACACACAAACGTTCTGTTGTCATCGGTCGCCAAGGAAATTTCTGAGCAAAGATTAGACCCACGGTTTTTCAGGCCCTTTTCTTTTTGAAAACTTGGCAATGCTTTATTTGCAGTATCAATGAACCACAAGTATGGTTCACCTGTTTCCATACGAATGGTAAGAATTCTTTCCCACAATTCTTTTGCTGAAACATATTCAACAATTTCTCCATTGTTTGGGTTAATCAAAGGAAATTGATCAATAACATCTTTCTGTTCTTGTGTTAATTCACTACCATGTAATGATAATTTTTCAATTCTTTGCATGAAATCATCGGTCACATTTACACCGTGATGAAGATTCAAACATTTACGATTTGGATCACCACCTGTAGGTTTACGCATCTCAAGA